TTTTAAACCTGTCTGCATAGGTTCGCTTACAGACTGTCTAGGGATTATACCTGGAGCTTTTACTTCAACTCTTTTTCTTTCTTTAGATGAAATTGGTCCTTTACCATCAATTGCATTTCCAAGTCCATCAACAACTCTACCTAAAAGCTCTTTACCAACAGGGACATCTACAATTGCATTAGTTCTTTTTACAGTATCACCTTCTTTAATTTTTCTATCATCTCCAAAAATAACAACTCCTACATTATCGTTTTCTAAATTTAATGCCATTCCTTTCGAGCCATCATCAAATTCTACCATCTCTCCTGCTTGTACGTTGTCTAATCCATAAACACGAGCAATACCGTCACCAACAGATAAAACTTTACCTTATTACCCATTAGCAGATTATTATGATGAATCAGACATCAATAGATTTGCAAGAGGTAAAGGTACATATGATATCAGAGATAACTTACCAGAAAAATTCAAACTTTCAATCGACAGAAGTGGTACAATGTATCCTTTCAATAAAGTTCATCATACCGAATCAGGTCATTTAATTGAGATGGACGATTCAGTTGGTGCAGAAAGACTTGCTGTTCAACATAGGTCTGGAACTTTCTATGAAATACATAAAGACGGTTCTGAAGTTCATCAAATAGTAAACGACCATGTCACCGTTACAGCAAAAGATGATAAAGTTTATATTGGTGGTAATGCTGATGTTGTTGTTGAGAGTGGTAATGTAACAATCAATGTTAATACTGGTAATGTTGACTTAACGGTAGCAAAAGGAAACGTTACAGAAACCATATCTGAAGGTAACGTGACATCATCAATCACAAAAGGTAATTTCACAGGAGATATAGGTGGTAATTTCAAAGGAGACATAGGCGGAACTACTGATATATCTTCTTCAGGTAAAGTTACATTGACAGGTAACTCTGGTACAGAAATTATATCAGACACAACCGTAACAGGAACATTAAACGTAACAGGTGCTACGAAATTGCAATCAACTTTAAATGTATCAGGTTCTCAAACTAATAGTTCTACTATAACTGCAAGTGGTGATGTTAAAGGTGCTGGTATATCTCTTAAAACACATACACACGTTGTAGGCGGAAGTGCAGCTCCTTCAACAGGACTTCCAAAGTAATTGTATAAATAGTATTATGGCTGAGTATCTAAAACCAAATTCTAAAGTAAACGCAGTAAAAGATGCTTATGTAGATTTGGATTTATTAATGAAACCACATCCAGTTACTGGCGATATAACAACAAAAAAAGATTCAGATGCAGTTAAAAGGTCAGTAAGAAATATTGTACTTACAAATAAGTTTGAAAGACCATTCAAACCAAATTTTGGTGGTAGTGTAAGAGATATGTTATTTGAATTAGACTCGTCAAGAAAAAAAACAAGATTCAAAAAAGAATTGATATCTTTAATAGAATCTTTAGAACCTAGAGTTTTCAATGTTTCAGTGGAACTAGGAGAAATGGGCGATTCAAATAGTCTAGATGTAAGAATATTCTATAGTATAACAAATGGTCTACCAAACCAAACATCAGAATTTACGGTAACAAGGGTAAGATAATGTCAATAAAAAGTTCAAATATAAACGCAACAGATTTAGATTTCGATGCTATTGCATCAAACATAAAAACATACTTAAAAGGTCAAGATAAATTTAAAGACTACGACTTTGAAGGTTCTACAATGTCAGTTCTCATTGATATGTTAGCGTATGCTCAACATATTGGTGGTGTAAACACTAACATAGCTGCTTCAGAATTATTTTTAGACTCAGCACAAATTAGAAAGAATGTTGTATCAAGAGCAAAAGATTTAGGTTTCATACCTGCAACAGAAAAGGCTTCAAGTGCCACCGTATCTCTCGATTTTAACGGCGTACTAAATCCAGATGGAACAATACCAAGTGTAAATGATATGATTTTACCAAGAGGTCATAAGTTTAGTTCAGTCTTTGATGGCGTAACTTATGAATTTGTAGTTTCAAAGTCAGTTACACCAAGTGTATCAGTAAATGATTTCAATTACGAATCGGTTGAAATTGTTCAAGGAACATATGTAACAGACTCATTTGTATTCGACTCACAAATAAAAAATGCAAAATTTGTTTTATCAAATGCTAGAGTCGATAGGTCTAAACTTTCAGTTTCAGTCAACTCAGCTGGTGTAGAAACCACTTTTGCATTATCAACAGATGTGTCTAGCATAACATCATCTTCAGAAGTTTTCTATACTCAAGAAAATGAAGAAGGTTTCTTAGAAGTATATTTTGGTGACAATGTTTTAGGTAAAGGTTTAAAAGACGGAGATGTTATCAGTGTAACTTATATCGTTGTAGATGAAGTACACGCTGATGGTGCAAAAATATTTTCTTTATTACAATCAGTTAACGGATTTTCAAACGCAACGGTCACTACCATATCACCTGCAAATGGTGGCGCAGAAAAAGAATCAATCGAATCAATTAAGTTTAAAGCAACAAAATTCTATACATCACAAAACAGATTAGTTACATTAAACGACTACAAAGCAAAAGTTTCAGAATACTACCCTAACGCAGATGCAGTAGCAGTATGGGGTGGTGAAGACAATGACCCACCTGAATATGGAAAAGTTTTTGTATCGTTGAAACCTCAAAATGCTGATTATCTTTCTGAAGTGGAAAAAGCAGACGTGCAACTTAAGTTAAATCAACTTAACATGTTGACCGTAAGACCAGTCATTGTTAATCCAGAAATTATTAAAATTTTAATATCAAGTACATTTAAATACAACGATAATGAAACTACACTATCTAAGGGTGAACTCGAAGCTGTAGTTAAAAATTCAATTATAAATTTTGACAATACAAATCTTAATAACTTTGATGCAATTTTTAGACATTCAAATCTAGTGAAAGCTATCGATGAATCAGAGAAGTCTATACTTTCAAATATTACAAATATAAGATTAGCTAAAAAGGCATCAATAACTTTAAATAAGTCTCTTGGTTTCAAAGTGAATTTAGGCAATTCTTTATATAATCCTCATGCAGGTCATAATTCAACGTCTGGTGGTATAACATCAACAACAGGTTTTTATATTACAGGAGACTCAACAAACATACAATACTTCGATGATGACGGAAATGGTAAAATTAGAAGATACATTCTGTCAGGTGGAGTAAGGTCAATACAAGACAGCGAGGCAGGTACAATAGACTATGTCTCAGGACAGATTTCGATTAATGCCGTCAATATTACATCAACAATTAATACAGACACATCAATCGAATTCACCTTGATACCGAATAGTAATGATGTCATTGCAATTCGAGGTTCTTTAATTGATATTGATATCGATAGAATCAGTGTCAAAGGTGAAGAAGACACCATCGCAAGTGGTGAAAGTAGTGCTGGTGTAGGTTATTCATCTACATCATCAACTAGTTATTAATATGTATAAAGTGATTACGGAAATTACCGTAAGTAGCATCCCATTAACTTGGTTTTTATAGGAGGAAACTTAAAATGGCGGATAAAAAAATAACAGCGCTAAATTTAATAGACGAGGCGCAAATTCACTCAGGAGATTTACTTCACATAGTAGATAGTCCTAGTGGCACACCAGTTAACAAAAAGTTAACTTTAGAAAGATTGTTTAACAATATACCATCTTTTATAGCATTAGATGATATCGAGTCTTTAGACGAGTCATCAGCTGTATCATCTGGTATATCTGCTGGAGAAGCTGTAACATTTTTAGATTTTACAGGTGAATCTGGTGGTGTAGACTTAGCCGTTGCTCTCGGAGCACCGACTCATGCAGGACAGGTTAAAATAATTGTTCGTAAAAAAGATGATGTAGCAATCAATGCTGACATTGATGTACCATCATCAAATTGGGTAACAGGAACATCATCTGATTCATTAGTAATGCCATCAAACTCAGCAGTGATATTGATAGCAATTGCTTCAGTTTGGTATCCTGTATCAAACATTGGTGCAACGGTTAATTAATAAGTAGTAATTTATGGCTCATCAAGACCACATTGTAGATAGATTATCGACTCGACTTAGCTCGCTTCTTCCTGATTATATCAAAGATGAAGCGCCTATATTCGAATCGTTTCTTGAAGCATATTTCGAATATCTTGAGAGTGAAATAATTACGCTTGATACAATTCAAGCACTAGAAGGTACGAAGTTCGAGGACGGTACTCAAATCGATGGAGGTTCACTTCTTATCGAAGAGGGTACCGACCCAACTGCACCCGACATAGCAAACGCTAAACTTTTACAAGAAGGTACAATCGACCCATTTCAAGTAGGTGAATACATCTACGGCGAATCAAATGGTTCTATTGCAAAAATTAAAGTTATTAATGATAAAACACTTATCGTTGATACAATTTCAGGAACAGGTTTCGCTATTGGCGAAACAATTAAAGGTCGAGATGGTAATCAAACTGCAACAATTAAAACATACAAAGAAAATTCAGTCGTTGCAAATAATAGATTATTAGATTACTCAGACATAGATTCAACACTTGAAACTTTTTTAGAATACTTTCAAAAAGATTTCATACCATCTCTTGACCTAAAAGATACACAAAACAAAAGACTTACTCTTAAGAATATAGGTTCATTGTACAAACAAAAAGGTACACCTGAATCTGTTCAATTCTTAATGAGATTGTTGTTTGGTCAAAATGCCACAATTAAATATCCAATAGACGAAACAACATCAGCTTCAGATTCAGATTGGCAAGAAACCAGAAGAATGAATATAACTATGACTTCTGGTTTAGGTAAACCAAAAGCAACCGATAAAGTAGTACAATATAATCAGAATGATGCATCTATAATCGATGCAGAAGCTGTAATAGAACAAGTACAAATTATTGATTTAAATAATTTTAGATATTCTATTTCTATAACCACAACACATAGAGGCGAATTTCAACCTAACAGACAAGTATCGATAATCGATAGAGACGGTATAACATCTTACGTAGCAAATGTTAAAGGTATTATTTCAGATATTTTACCTGATGAGTCTTCAACATCATTTGGTCTAGAAAACGAAAATGGTGAATTATTATTAGAAGATGGTTCTTCTATATTATTTGAAAACACATCGATTGGTTCGATGTATAATATAAACGATGTCATTAATTTTACTGGTTCAAAATTAGATACAGGCGAAGTAGATGCCAAAGCAGTTGTAACAGGACTATCAAGAGGTCCAGTCGAACATGTATATATTGAAAATGCAGGTTCAGGTTATTCTGCTGGAGACATTGTAATATTTGAAGATGAAAATACAGAAGGTGCTGGTGCAGAAGGTATAATTGAAGCAGTAGGCGATGAAATTATACTTGAAGATAGTATTGCATTAGACCAATACACATTGACTGCTACAGCAAATCAAACCACATTTGGTGGAGTCGATGCAGATGGAAATAGTATTCGAGATAATGGTGGAAAACCATTTGCATTAAATGGTTTAGATGTCAAAGTATTCGTAAACGGAATAGAGCAAAACAGAGACAATTATGATGTTAGATTAGATAGAGTTGTATTTACTACAACACCAACGCCTGACGGTGGGGAAAAAGTGGAAGTCTTTTCTAGTTTTCAAAGAATTTTACAAGAAGATGGAGATGCTGTACATCTAGAATCTTCAGACCAAAGAATAAGAAGAGTTAAGATAACAAATGGCGGTTCTGGTTATCAAATTTTACCAAGAGTTTTTCCAGGTGGTTATCTATACTTCGATGATGTTTCAGGTTACACTGCTGGTGAATTAGTCACAGGTGCTGGTGGTGCTACAGGTGAGATATCTAAAATAGATAATGCCAATAATAGACTCGTCATTAGAAGATTATCTACACATACAGGCACATTTAACACCAACGAAATTGTAACAGGGTCTTCTTCGTCTACAGCAAAAGCATGTACTCTCGCAAAAGTTACCTCAGGTACAGGTGGTAATTTATTCGCTTGGTCAACAAAAATTGGTGGTATCGAAAATATCAGAATATCAAGTCAAGGTTATGATTTCGATGAAAATGCTAGAGTAGCAAGCGATTCAACATTTAGTATATTGATGACAAATCCATCAGCTGAAGCCGATTTACAAAAAGATGTGGTTATCACAGGTTCAGATTCAGGTTCAACTGCTAATATCATATCATTCGACAATCAAAGAAACATATTAAAGATTACTGGTTTAGATGGATTCTTTTTGCCTAACGAAAAGGTTACATATGCTAATAATCAAAGTTTTCGTGTCTTACAATTCGACCCATACGATGCCAGAGGTAAGTTTGCAGGTGAGGGTATTATAAACGATAATTTCTTTGGTGAAAAGAGTTATGTTTCAAATCAATATGCAAATTTACAAGATAGTAAATATTATCAATCACACTCATATGTAATTAGAGTAGGTGAATCAATTGAAAAATATCGTTCTATTGTCAAAGATTTAGTTCATCCAGCAGGTCATTTATTTTTTGGTGAAGTTGCAGTAGAAAACATCATCGTATCAGATACAAAAGGTGGTAGATTTAGTAGAAGAATCGATGTAGATGGTGTTGATAACTCTCTTGCATTAGAACAAAGACAATTTCTACCAACTTTAATTATACAATTAGAAGAAACAAGTCATCTCTTACTCGAAGATTCAACTAGAGATAATGTAAATCGATTTGTTATGGAAGATGGTTTCACTTATGTTGAAGATGATGCCGCTTTCGAATCATCAGCATCAACAAAGAAAGAAACAATAGTTCTTGTACATACTAAGAAAGAAGAACTTGATTCATATAACATGTCTCATATATTAAGAGATTTTGTCCAACAAGCAACCAATCATGATAGAGACTATCTAGATGCTGGAAGACAAACAATAACACAAATTAAAAAATTCTTATCAAGTGAAACTGATACAAACATTACAAATAATGTCTCTGGTCAAGTTGCAGTCAACAATACACATGTTTCATTT